TTCAGATTGATCCTTTGCAATTGTGGTTTAGTAATAAGCGAGTAATTAATAGATTGGCATCTAATGCAAATTTTAAATGTGATTTGTGCGTCAGGATTTTAGTCAACGGGACTCCGTTTCATTATGGCTTGTTATTGGCGTCTCATCGACCTCAAGCTGTTTTGGATTATTTCCAAACTACATTACCTTTATCGAATACTTCTTTGGCTATATCTGAGAGTCAATTGCCACATGTGTATCTTGACCCTACCACATGTCAAGGGGGGTGTTTGAGAATGCCTTATTTATCGGTGAGAAATGCTTGGAATATATTGTCTGGTGATCATGTGGGTGCGCATTTGTTAACATTGCGCGAAATCACTGGTTTGAGACATACGTCAGGGGTTGTGGAACCTATTACCGTTTCGGTAATGGCATGGGCAGAGAACATGGTATTGTCCGTTCCTACTGGTTTTAACCCAGCAGGTTATGTTCCTCAATCAGGTGATGAATATGGTCAGGGAGTAGTTTCACGACCCGCTTTTATTATTTCGTCTTTAGCAGGTAAGCTGGGAGGCATTCCTATTATCGGTCCATATGCTATGGCTACCCAAATTGGAGCTAGGGCTATGGGTGTGATTGCTAAGATATTTGGCTATGTAAAACCTAGATTGGTTTCGGATATTTGTGTAGCTTATCGGAAGCGTAATCCAAATTTTGCTTCCGCCACACAACATGAACCTATTAATAGTTTAACCTTTGATGATAAGGCAGAGGTTACAGTTGATCCACGTGTAGCAGGATTGGCGGCTAAAGATGAAATGACATTAACTAGCATTGCCACTAGAGAATCATATTTGACTCAATTTAATTGGGGGGCTTCTATTGTTCCTGAAACTCGCATTTTTACTATAGCAGTTTCACCGGTCATGTACACTACCGGACCTGGTTTGATTATTCAACCGCAGTTTTTTATGACTCCTTCTTGCCATGCAGCCATGCCTTTTCGGTTTTGGCGTGGAACGATGCGGTATAGGTTTCAAGCAATTTCTTCGTCTTTTC